CACAGGGGGCTCCGGAGTTCTTTTGAACTCCTTTCTGGCAGGTAGTACCTGCAAGTCGGTGATAGGTCAGCCGTGAGGCAAGCTTGATCTATCTACCCCATATAACGCCTCGTAAGGAGGTGTGTATGGAACAGACAGTTCGCACTCGAACACGGGTGCCCGTCAACGTGGAAACGGCGAGACACTATGAACACCAGATTTATTATCCTGGGACCATAGCGACTTTGCCGCTGTACTCTAATGTGCAATGGAATGAGGATTGTATATCTCACCTGCGTACAGAGGAGATGACAGACACGGTGACCCCTCAGTTTGATGTTCTGAGTGGACGGGGGAAAATTATTAATAGCCCCATGTCCTCTCACAAGGTCGAAGTAAATCGGCCCGAAATGAGCATCGAGGGATTTGTCCGACAAGAACTTTATACGTCGGGTAAATGGTACACGCGTCTACTAGGGGAAGGTTTTGGTGATGTTATTGCCAAGAACCTAGTGGATTCGTCGCTGTTTCGTTCGCCTGGTGATATCAGTGATGATATCGCTAGGATCAAGTCACAGGCCGTCACTAAAGCTTGGGCTAATATAGACTCTTCGGAGATATATGCTCTTGTTTCTGTGATGGAGTCCGGCAAAACCGTTGAAGGTATTGCGGACTCGGCTCGTAGGTTAGTGAAGTTCCTTCGAAATGTTAAAAGGTTGCAGCTTAAGGACCTCGCAAAATATTCGCGAGCCCGAAAGGCTGCTAGAAAATCCTTTCGACAGATCAAGGACGAATTGACCTTGAGTTCGCTGGCCGATCGGTGGATGGAAATCCGCTACGGCTGGCGCCCCCTTTATTATGATGTCCGAGGTGCTGTGAACGCCTTTCAAAAGGAATTCCAGGATCTTCGACAGACTTTTAGGGGAACGGCTTCAGACACGTTTGATTTTGGATCTGACTCCATAAATGTAGGAGCTAGTTTCAATCAGCCGTGGGCAGGGATCTATGCGAATGTTGCTCGATCCGTGTCAACTGAAGTGACTTGTAGAGCAGGGGTTCTCTGTGATGTCGATCTCGACAACATGGATCCTTGGGGTTTTTCTAAAGTGCCTGAATCGGCGCTTGACCTCGTCCCCTACTCGTTTGTGTTTGGGTGGTTCTTCAACATCGCAGACACACTAAGTGCCTGGACTCCGAATCTGGGGTTTAAGGCACGTGCCTCTTGGGTAGTGACCAGTGTGGTCACAACTCAAGTTTCACTTGTAAGTGGGTTCACCGCTACTAAGGATTCTGACACCAGCACCAAACGTTACACTGTTGATGTTGGTGGGACTCAGGGGAAAACTTTTACCCGAGTCGAGGAGACTAAAACGCGTGAGCCCGACCCAGCGTTGGCAATTCTGCCAACGTTGAATGTGCGGATTAATACCGCAAAACTTACTGACTTGGTTATTATGGCTAAGAACTTATTGTATGGTGGGAGATACCCGCTGTCAACGAGATCTCAGTACAGGTAACCGGAAGCAAAGGAGTACAATTATGACTCAATTGAACCAGATCACCCTGTCCGTTAATGATGATGGGGATGACGGCACTACGCCAAACGTCGACGAAGTTTACGACAACCTTCGCAGAAGCGATTTCCGAGGTGAGTATATCGCGGAGAATCATTCGTCCCTCGATAGGGATATGATGACCCTCTACGCGACGCCTCCGAAACCGACCTCAACGTTTTACGGGGTCGACAAGGCCGCTTTGAAATTCACCGTTGATTCTGTTGTGGATGCCCCTAACGGGACTACCACGCGCTCGCCTATGATTATTCAGGTGAGCACCAGTTTGCCGGTGGGTGTCACTGATGCCTCTGTTGAGCACCTGCGACAGAAGCTTCTTGCTGCTGTCGCGTCCGATTGGTTCCTCGAACTGATCCGGCGAGGTATGGTCTAATGTTCGACCAAATCCTGTCCGCCTGGATTGTCGTGCTCGAGTGGTGTGTTGATTTTACCATTTGGCTATGCGGCTTTCCAAGGGACCTAATCTTGTAAAACCATTTAAAAGGTGAAGACCCATGAAAATTAGGTCAGACAAGTGCAACAAGGTGCAAAAGCAGAAGTCCCTGACCCAAAGGGCTAGGGTACAAGTTTCGAGGGATTATCCCTGGAAAGTACTATCCTTCTTGCTTTGCGATCTCATTACAGCTGGTGTTGTACGACATGAAGATGCGGCCTTAGTCGATCAAATAGTTAGAGATCGAGATGTGGACGCGGTTATGCTTCTGTCTGAAATTTGGGGGTTACAGAGTATCACCTCCTCTGACGAAAGCCTGACGATCGATAATATCCGGTCGCGAAGGCTTCTAGCTGGGCTCCTTAAAAAGTTCATGTTCACCGGAAGCGAAGAGCAACGTAAAACTAAGGCCTTGGGGAGTTTCCTTGAGGCGGAAGCAAGTTGCTGGCACTTCAACCGTATTGGTTGGCTTAAGCTAACGTACGGTGAGCAGCTACCTGAAGTAATTACCTACGCTCGCAGTTGGATCCGTGAGCTGCTAGGCGATCGACCAAGGTGGCAGGAGTTATGTGAGTGGGCCAGATTCGGCCCGGGAAGTACATTGACGACAGGGCAAGGCCCTACGAGTAGTTTCTTTAAATACTCGAAATGGCCATATACCGTCACAATGGATTCAGTTGTATACGCGCGGTTCTTGATCGAAACCGATCAACGTTGGATGGGTGCTTTACTCGAGTCCTATCGGATCCGTTATAAAGTCCCCATGCATGCTCCTTTGGACATGCGCCAGTTTTGGAACAACGTTTTTGAGGTAGTAGATGGAAACCGTATCAGTTTCGTGCCAAAGTCCGCTGTAACTGATCGGACAATTGCAATCGAGCCTCTAATGAACTTGAGACTACAGCTTGGTGTTGACGGTCTAATACGTCGGCGTCTGAAAAGACACGACATCGACCTTGACGACCAGACTAAGAATCAGGTTTTGGCTTCCATTGGGTCAGAGCTAAAAGGGAGTAGTGATTTTACCTATTCCACAATAGATCTGAAAGGGGCTTCTGACAGTGTTTCTTTAAAGCTGGCTGAACTCCTTTTTCCTGATGAGTGGTATCGCTTCCTTTTTGACCTCCGCGCTCACAACGGCTTTGTGCCAGGGCATGGTAAGGTTAGCTACGAGAAACTTAGTAGCATGGGAAACGGTTACACGTTTGCGATAGAATCTTTAATCTTTGCGGCTCTTACTTATGCTGTGATTGTTAAGGGTTCAGGAACGGTGAACTTCAAGAGCGATTTTGCTGTTTTTGGCGACGATATCGTCGTCCGTGAACGGTATGCTCAAGAGTTAATCTCCGTCCTCCAGTCATGTGGCTTTACAATTAACCGCGATAAATCCTTTGTGTATGGGTTTGTCAAAGAAAGTTGTGGGACCGACTGGTGTCATGGGCACAATGTGCGCCCGGTAGCCCTCAGTAACATCCCTAGTACCGTTAATGAGCTCTTCGTCGACCGTAATAGGTTAGCGAGGATTCTCAACGTGTATTTCGGAATTGAGGACAGCTTCGTTGTACAAAAGATTGAATCTTGGATACCTCCTTTCTTCATGAGGTTTCAGGGGCCAGTCTCCGACACGGAGTTTTCCACTTACCTCCATTCACCGGACTATAAAAAGTACGGTAAGTACGAATGGGGGCGGTGGCGTTACCACCGTCTCGTCGTTCGACCTGTGAAACTACGGGTTACAAGCTGGCGGAGTTTTACCTTCCGCAAACTTATGAGCGACCTGTCAGGGCGTCCACCGTCTACGAACCCCTATGAACTCGGGGCGACGGACGGCGGAAACTGTTTTACCATCACAGTAAGAAATGATAACGTGATGGTAAGCCAGTCGTATCGACCTGCCGCAGATACATGGCAGGTCCAGTACGCAGGGGTGACTACGGCCAATAACTTCAGACAGTCCGTAACACAAGAGTCTCAACGTTTCGCTGAGAGGCTCTACGGCTGGCTCGGAATTAAAAACCC